CTGGCTGCAGCCGCGGGTGTACCACCGAGCTGGGTGGGGTTCGAGGAAGGCCTTCAAGGCAGCGCCCTGAACGCGGGCAACTTCGGTGCCGCTAGGCGCCGGTTCTCCGACGGGACAATGGCCCATCTGTGGGGCAACGCGGCTTCCTCGTTGCAGCAGATCATGCAAACCCCGCCGGGTGCGTCGCTTTGGTATGACGACCGGATCCCGTTCATGCGGGAAGACGCCTCCGATATCGCTGCTATCCAGACAGCTGAGGCAGCGGTTATCGCGTCGCTGATCCGTGAGGGCTTCGAACCGGACTCGGTGGTGAAAGCGGTCAAGAACAATGACTGGACGCTTCTCAAACATTCAGGGTTGCTGAGCGTGCAGCTTCAACCACCGGGTTCGGGAACCAACCAACCGGGGTCCGCACCGGGGATGCCTGATCCGATGAAGATGCCCGACATGACCCCAGCCGGGGCTAACGGGAATGGAAACGGGGCACGTAAATGACGGCACGGCGTGAACGTGACGGGCATGGCTGGTACCGGATCACCAATCTGGACAGCGGCCCGGCACAAATCCTGATCTACGACGAGATCGGGTTTTTCGGGGTGACCGCGCAACAGTTCCTCCACGACCTGGGGGCGGTGAACGGCCCCGTTGATGTGCACATCAACTCGCCGGGCGGGGATGTGTTCGATGCGTACGCCATCTACAACGCCCTGGTCGCCCGCCCCGATGTCACCACCGTGGTGGACTCGCTAGCCGCGTCGGCGGCGTCAGTGATCGCGATGGCCGGTGAACAACGGCTGATGGCGAAAACGTCGCAGATGATGATCCACGACGCATTCGCAGCTACCGCTGGTGGAGGCGCGGATCTGCGGCACATGGCCGACCGGCTCGACACCGTGTCCGGGCAGATCGCCGGGATCTACGCCGACACCGCCGGTGGCCAACCCGACTACTGGCGGGAGTTGATGACCGCCGAAACGTGGTTCACCCCGCAGCAAGCCCTCGCCGCTGGGTTAATTACCGGCATCACCGGGGCCGCCCGAGAACCAGCGGTCGCAGCCTCCCTAGCCCCCCACGAACGTGGGGGGCTTCTTAATGCAGCCCCTTTGCCGGCGGAGGAACAGCCCCCCGCCGAGCAACCCACCCCCAACAACCAAGCAAGTGCGGCGGAAGCGCCCGCAAACAACGAAAGGACCAGCCCCATGCCAGATGATCTGGGCGCGCACACCATCGAAAGCCGCCGCGCCCGCATCCCCGAGATCACCACCGAACTGAACGACCTCGCCGGCCGGTACCCGGCTGCGGTGTTTCCTCCCGACATTCAGGCGAAGTGGGATCAGCTCGTCACCGAACGCAGCGAACATCAGGATGCGTTGGACGCGGTTGAGCGCCGTAACGCGATCCTCGCGCAGCAGTACCTCGCCAACCCGAACATCCATGACGTGTCCCTCGCTCCCGTCGTGAACACCGGCCCCCGGCAGCCAACCTCATTCGGGGCACCCGCGGTGCATGTTCACGGCGACATTTACAACCTGGCCGCGATCCGGCAGCAAGCCTCCAACATGGAAGAACTGCCCGGCCTCTACCGCGACTACGCGATGCGCGCCATCGAGGAAAACAAGTTCCCCGGGGCGAACAACAACAAGAAGTTCCCTGGCTTCACCCGTGAGAAGGCGCAGGAGAACTGCGAGAAGCAGCTATATGTCCCCGACGACACCACCGGTGTAGTTGCCCGGCGGATCCTCGCCACCGGCTCACCGGACTATCTGCGGGCCTACTTCAATGCGCTAAAGATCGGCCGGATGCCAGGCGGGCGGGATGGCGAACTTTTGAACGCCATTGGTGACGGCACCCAGGGCGGCGGCCTCGCCGTACCGTTCCAGCTCGACCCGACCGTGATCCAGGTCAACAACGGAGCTATCAACCCGATCCGGGAAATCTCCCGGGTGGAGCAGATCACCGGGAAAGAATTCGACCTGGTCACAACCACCGGTGTGGTTGTCACCCGTAAGGCCGAGTTCGCGGTTGAAACCGATAACTCCCCAACCTTGCTGCAGCCAACGATTCAGCCGAAACGGGTGTCCGGCTGGATCCCGTTCTCCGTCGAGCTTGAGGGCGACTGGTCCGGCCTGCAGGCCAACATGATGACCCTCCTGGCATCCGCGAAAGCGGTGGAAGAGTCAACGAGCTTCACCCTCGGCGATGGCACCGGCGTTAACGCAGGTGGCGTGATCACCCTGCTGGCCGGCGGTTCCCTCATCACACTGACCGGTGGTGTCGCCACCTTGTCGTTCAAGGACCCGGAAACGCTGGAATCGGCGATGGCTCCCCGGTTCCGCCAGGGCGCTTCGTTCATGGCATCGAAAACCACCTACAACAAGTACCGGAACCTGTTCGCCGCACAAACCGGGTTCGCCACCGACCCGTGGAACCGCCCCACCCTGGGTCAGCCCCGCGAACTGTGGGGATACCCGGCCTACGAAAACTCCGACATGAGCATCGTCAACACCACCGGCGCGAAGGTCATCGTCATGGGCCAGTTCGACATCGGCTTCCTGATCGTCGACCGCGTGGGGATGAACGTTGAGCTAGTTCCGACGGTCTTCGGTGCGGCTCAGGGTAACTTCCCGACCGGCACGCGTGGTTACTACGCCTGGTGGCGGAACAACTCAACCGTTTTGGTTCAGAACGCCTTCCGTCTCGGCGTCGTCGGCTAGCTCCACAAAGCGGGCGGGGGCCGAACCCCTCCCCGGCCCCCGCTTCAACTAGAAAGGCAGGCCGATGGCCGCTGATGACCTTCTCATCGTCAAAGAATCTGTACTTACCGAAGTCGACGGCGAAAACGTATACCTCAACGTTGGACAGATCGCCCGCGCTGGGCATCCGATCGTCAAAGGCCGCGAGCACCTGTTCGAACCGATCGTAGTCAACTATGAGCTGGAGAAGCCCAAGACGCAGGAAGAGGAAACCGTTCAGGACGTCCTCAACCGGGTCGGTGACGACAAACGGCTCGCTAAAGCTGCGCTGCGGCATGAGCAGAATCAAGGCGACGCCGCCCGAGTGACACTGATCGCCGCACTCGAGCAGATCATCGGGTAATGGCTTCCTTCACCGTCAACCGGGCTAAACACGCCACGCTGGGTGTCGCCACAGTTGACACGGTCACATTCCCTATCACTTATCCGTATGAGACGGTGACGGTGATCAACCGGGATCCCACCAGCCCCATCTTCTTCACCCTGGACGGCACCACACCGACGGTGGCCGGTGACGACACGTGGGTTGCGCCGGTCAACCAAAGCACCATCGCATCGTTCCAAGGCGGCGCCGTCAAGTTGATCGCCGCGGCTGCTGCGGCATACACCGTTCAAGCCGAGTGAATCTCAAGCGAGGTGTTACCGCGCGGGAAGTTCCTGCCAAGGGCGATTTCCCCCATGGCTGGAGCACGTTTGATTTTCGCGTGGAATTAGATCGCCTATCTCGCATACCTGCGGAGCAACACACCGAAGCCGAGGCTCATCGGCGGTGGCAACTTACTGAGTGGTTCAAGCCTGAGGTAGGAGGGTTAGCCGTATGGCGATCGTCACCCTCGCCGAAGCCCGTAAACAACTGAACTACGCCGACGACGACATCTCCGATGACGACGAAATCCAAGCCTACGTCGACTCCATCACCGCTGTGGTGGAGGACTACAAAGGTGAAACCATTGAACCGGCAACCGTCGTCGACGAGCTTGAAATTTGGCCGGCCTACTGGTGGCAGTTCAACAAGTTCCGGCTCTGGTCACCACCGGTTATTTCCCTCACCTCAATCGTGTCGTGGGATGGGGCAACCACCTGGAACGTGGCCGATATGCGGGTAGCGAACTCCACGTCCGGGTTGGTGCGGATCATGCGTGGTCAACCCGTGTCGGGTCTCGTTGTTGTCACCTACCAAGCCGGGTACAGCGTCATCCCAGCACGGTACAAACGGGGCGCCCTGGTGATCCTGCAACACATCTGGGACACCCAACGCGGCGTCGGGCTCGGCGCGGGCGGCGTCATCGGCCCCGAAGAACTCCATGAACGTGGCCTGGGTGGCGCTGGTGCATCCTTCTATCCCCGGAAGGCTGTGGAGATACTAGGCCCGGGCCGCCCGGTGGTGGCCTGAATGGCGTGGGGCACCACCGTTCCCGCTGTGAAAGCCGCACTCGCGTCGATTTTCGATGCGGCCCTCGACGTCACAGTGATGCAAAGCCGCGGCATCGGATCAACCGCGAAACGTGACATCCTCATCGTCGGCTACCAATCCGAGGACGTGCCCGCCGTCGAGGGCCGATTCACCGTCGAGATTATGGGCGCTAATCCGCTACGCGACCAATATGTGGTCCACAACCGGATCATGGTCGCTAAAGGGTCCGGCGACATTCTGAAAGCCGAGGCGCGGGCGTTCGCCATCCTCGCCGGCGCCGGTTCCACACTCGCAGGGAACCCGCGGCTCAACAACACACCGAGCGTTCTGATGGCCTCGCTCGGCTCATATTCGCTTGTCCCGGCGCAGACCACAGCCGGTGGGCAGGTCGTTCTCCAATTCGACGTCGAAATCGATGCGTACACCACTGTCTGAAAGGCACGCCTCATGGCCCTGATCGCTACCCAACCGTTGGCGTTGCTGCTGGCGACACCAACATTTTCTGCTGTCACCGCATCGGACACGTTCAACGCGTCGCAGGGGCAGGCGTTCATCCTGTACTACATCAACGGTGGTACCGCGACGACCGCTGCCTGCTATGTGAGCGAGAAAGCGGCGATTCAACCGTTCGGATCCACACCGGTGGTGCCGCCAACTCCGGCGACGAAATGGTCAGACGGTCTGCTGATCGCGGCCACGTTCCCTGCCAGCACGTCCCGGATCGCGGTTATCAACCCGGTCGACAACTACCTGTCCGGAGGACTCGTGACCCTGTTACACGGTGGCACACTCACTACCCTCACTCTCGGCATTTTCGGGCCGTTCTAATGGCTACCTACAGGCACCCGGACCTGCCCGGGCAGCTGGCCACCGGCTATTCGGATGAGGCGGCGGCGATCCTCGGCGAATCCGGCTGGGTCGATATCAACACACCGGAACCGCCTCCCGCGGTCAGCGCAACCCATCCTGACGGCGAACCCGTGGCCGCTGAAGCTGAGCCAGCGGACCCGAAGAAAAAGAAGTAGCAGCCCTTTTCATGCCCCGAATAAGCCGTCTGTAGGAGACCAGCATGGTTGCAACACCCATCGCACTACCATCCGTCTACGTGCCGGTCTCCATCCGGCATATCTGCTGGTACCCGGCGGTCGCGAACATCAGCTCGGTGACCCGGGCCGAAATCAACGCCGGCACCGACCTGACCGGGGCCATCCCCTCTGACGGGGTTAAAGGGTTCACGGTGGCCGCCGACTTCGCGGACGTCGCTACCTTCACCGGTGGGCTGACCGCGAAGATATCCAAAAACACCCTAGCCGCGGCCACCTCATCGCTTGACTTCCTCATGTCGTTGACGTCCCTCGATGTGCGTCAGCTACTTACCCGCGGCCTGTCCGGTTTTGTTGGGATGCAGTGGGAAGGGGACATCCCCGGGCGGAAGCAGACCGTGTTCTCAACCACGATCGCGTCGCAGTCCCCGGCACCGGACGGCGGTAACCCGGCACGGATCACGATCGAGTTCGCTTTGTTGGCGTTCAACGAGATGCAAACTATCCCAGCCTGATGGCTGCCGGGATCGAGGTCAAGGTTGACACGACCGACAGCCAGCGGGTCACTGCCGAGTTGCGGGCCGCAGCTGGGCAGTTACCGGACACGATGCGGCGCGGTGCGTCCGCGGCTGGTGTTCCGATCGCTGCCGGTATCCGCACCGAAGCGGCATGGTCATCGCGGATACCGGCTGCGGTGTCCGTTCGGGTCACCGACACCGGCGCAGCCGTGTCCATCGACCCGAGGGTCGCGCCCGAGGCAGCCGCGTTGAACAACCATGACCAGGCCGGCATGTTCGAGCATCCGGTGTTCGGTAACGAGTGGACGGTGCAGCAGCAGGCCCGCCCGTTCCTCGTCGCGGGCGCCCGCCGTGGCCGTATCGAAGCCGACAGGCGTTTCGACGCGATGCTGACCCGGTGGGAACGAAACGCCGGATTCAAATGATCGGATACGCATGCTGCTGAACGTCATGTATTACGAGGAGAAGTGGGACAACTGGGACTCGGAAGAACTCACCGTTCAGGAGATGCTTCTGATCGAGGAGGAAACCGGGTTCGCCCGCATCCAAGGCCCCGACTCGCTCCTCGTCTCCGCCTACGCGCACGAAGCTAGAGGCGCGCAGGCCTTGATCTGGTGGCTGCGGGGGCATAAAGGTCACCCGAAGGCGCTGGGTGAGTTGAAGCCGGGGAAGCTGCGGATTGAGATGGTCCCGGAGGACCCTTTCGAGGAGAGTTCCGAGGAGACCGAGACCGGCTGATCAAAATGTTCGCGGAGAAGTATCACTGGACCCCGGCCCAGGTTGATCAGCTGACCTACTACGACGTTCAGGTTCTACTGGGTAGGACGACTGACGAGGGGCTTGTCACCGAACCAGCGGGCTAGCAAATCGTTCGGCACTACGCCGAGCAGCATGAAGCCCAGGAATGCGCAGCTGAGCACGATGATGAAGCTCCAGAACACGTACGGGTCGACGATCATGTCGGTGTTCCCTTCGATTGTTTAGATACCTGACAGTATGCGCTCACCGCATGTGTTTGCGCAATGGGAGGGACGGTAATGCCTGACCGCACCCTCCGATACGTCCTCACCGCCGAAGACCGCGGCGCATCCGCGGCAATGGGCCAGACAGCGGCCGCCGGCGAGAAAGCAGCCGCCAAAATCGGGGGCGCCTTCTCGCAGCTTGGCGGCATGATCGGCGGCGAACTCGGCGGGGTCCTCGAAAAAATCGGGGGAGGGATCACCAGCCTCGGCGAGCAAGGATCCGAGGCCGGCAAGAAGCTAGCCACGTTCGGTGTAGCGACCGCCGCAGTTGGCATTGCGCTGACAACGTTGGGTGCGAACGGGAAACGCGCCACCGATCAACTCAGGGTCGCGATCGAGGACAGCGGCAACTCCTTCAGCGACTACTCCGACGCAATCGACAAGACGGTTAAGCAGCAGGAGAACTTCGGGCACACCGCGGAAGACACCAAGAACGCATTACAGAAACTCGTACAGGCGACTCAGGACCCGACGAAGGCTCTCCAGCTGATGGGCCTGACCGCGGACATTGCCGCGGCGAGACACATCGATTTGGTGGATGCGGCCACATTAGTGGCTAAGGTTGTTGGTGGTTCAGCGGGGAAAATCCTCGCCCAGTACGGCATCACGATGCAAAAGAACGCCGACGGAACCAAAAACGTTGACCTCGCCCTGCAGCAGTTGTCGGCGCGGGTGCAGGGGCAGGCATCGGCGTCGGTTGATAACTTCTCCGGCAAAGTTGATGTTGTACTGACCAAGCTGCAGGACTGGGCTACCGAAATCGGGCAGACCATCGGCCCGGCGCTCAGCTACCTCGGCGGTGCCATAGCCGCTGCCGGGAAGGTGTGGCAGTTCTTCCAAGAACGCTCCGCCGCCGCCGCCGCAGCTAACGCCGCTGTCGCCGCCTCGTCGACGGAAACTGCGGACATCGTTATCGCGAGTTCCGCGCAGATGGATGAGGCGGTCGGCAGCATCGGCGCCACCAGCCGGATCACCGCAGCGCAATATGTCGCAGCCAGCGCCGCGATCGAAGCGTCCAGCCTGGAGATGGCGGCTACAGCTGAGGGCTCTGCTGCCGCTTTCGACTCTGCGATGGCCAGCCAGGCGGCGGCAGCTAAGGCCACGGCGGCGGCTAACGCGGAGGCTAACGCCAGTCTGCTGCTGCTGACTGGTGGTCTCGGGTTGGCTGCTGCCGCGGTCGCCGCGTTGGCTGTCGGCGCGGTTGTGCTCGTCAAAGCGTTAGGCGACGCCGGGCGGGATGCGGTGACCGGCACGTCGGCCGGTATCAAAGAGCTGACTAAGTCGCTGGCGCAAAGCGGCGGCGAATTCGACACCAACACCCAGAAGATCCTCGCCAACACGTTGGCGCAAGGCGGTTTCATTGAGAAGGCTGCCAAAGCGGGGGTCACCACTAAGGAACTGGTTAACGGGATCGCTGGCACTGACGACGCGATGAAAAACCTCATCGCCACCTGGAAGGCCAACGGAAAACCCAGCGAAGAAACAATCATCCTCGCGAACCGCCTACATAAGGCGTTCCAGGACCAGGCCGCTGCTGGGCAGAAAAGCGCCGACGTGCAGAAGCAGGTAGCCGACGCGGTCACCGGCACCGGCCAGGCGTTATCCGCTGAGGACCAGTTCCTGAAAGACAATAACCTGACCGTCGAGAAAGCCGCAAAGAAGTACGACGACGCGGTCACCGCCGCACACTCGTTCACCGCGCAACTCGGCTACATGTCCACCGCGTTGGACACCCTGTCCAACAACCAGATTAACGCGCGGCTCGGCCAGTTGCATCTCGCTGACGCGTGGGATATCGGCAAAGGCGCCAACTCGGCACTAACCCAGCAAGTTAAGGACCACGGTTCAAGCCTGAAGGCCAACACCGCCGACGGCCGATCGAACCAAGAATGGTTGATCGGGCAAATCGAGACGATCAATCAGCAGGCGCTGCAGCAAGCGAAGGCGACCGGCAGCATCAAGGTCGGAACCGATTCGCTGCACACCAACACCACGGCCCTCCTCAACTCAGCGAGCCAGGCCGGGCTGACCCGCGCCCAAGTGCAAGCACTGATCGACAAATACGCCGCCACCCCCGGCGACGTGATGACCTCAATCCGTCAACAAGGCGCCGAAGCGGTGCAAGCCGCTCTAGGCGACCTCGAATACTGGCTGCATCGCATCGCAGACCCGAACTGGGCCGCGCATATCGACATCATCGCCGGCGCGAACGCCGCCCAAGGCGGACGACCAGCCGCTGCCGCTGGCGGGCTGCTCCTGGG